TAAAGTTCCAGTAAAACCAAAACGATACTTTGCATGATGAAGTTTAGTCATAATCTGAATTAAAGATTTAGACTTGAATAAATGCGCTTCATCGCCTATAATTACACCATAGTCTTCAAAGAAAGATCTCTCCAATTTGTAGACAGACTGCCACGTTGTAATTGTTACTGGGGCATTATTACTCTTCTCTCTACCAGAATAGATACGGTGGCAATATGAATCAGCATCCCAACCATAGTCAAGAAAATCCTTATACATCTGCTCTACGAGAGATGTCGTCGGAACAACTAAAAGAATTTTTTCGCCTTTCTCAACATAATATCTTACAAGAGAGTAAATCATCAGAGATTTGCCGCTTGCAGTGGGCGATATCAATAGTTTTCTATTATGCTTTAGGGCACCATATACTCCCTCAACTTGATACTTCCTGGGAGTATGGGCACAAATGGAGTGCATGTAATCTTTGACACCCTCCATTGAGATATTATCATTCTCTTCAAATGGAGTGCCGTAAAATTTATTGTCTTCAAACTTATAAGTATATCCGTAATTCTCACAAAACTGAACAATCTTATCTAACAGACCGACGTAGATTTGCTTGGAACGCATATCAAAGAGATGGATCTCTCCGTTCCAATTTCTACCACGATACTGTGGCATAAACTTTGCATTAGGAACCTCAAACTTAAAGTGGTCTCTGAGTTCATACTCAATGTGAGGCTCTGTATTAATTTTTAAAAATACTTCGTTAGACTTAGATATAACAAGGTTCGCTGTTGTATCAATCACAAAGATCCATTCATCTACGAATATTTATTCTACGTTGTCAAACGTGTGTGTAAGAATAATTCTGTAGAACAAATCTCTCATTACAATCAGATCTTCCTGTTCTTGTGGTTCCCCACCAGACCATTTAGTAACTGCTTGAGTTAATCCCTTATGGACACATCTAACTGCGTCAATGGGTAACTCCAGATGATAATACTGATCGTCTTCTTCCATCATCCTAATCCTGCGTTGAATCTCATGAACTCTATTGCGTTTTTAATTTGATAGGTACGGTTTGTTATCTGCTTTAGTATACTCTCAATATAAACTAGCATTGTATCATAATAGTCAATTTTTAACGAAACTCCTGAGAGTTTCTCATCTGCATCCAGATACTTCTGCATAGTTTCCTTATCCCTAATTTTTTTGGGAAATGGATTTTCGACATAAACATCCGGGTCTGCTTTACCACTGAAATATTCATATCGTTCGTGTCTGATATTTTTTCTTTGTTGTTCTGCTTTCTTTCTCATTAGAAAGATGGTATTATATAATTCAAAGTACTTCGCATGAAGGGAAGGAATATTTAAAGACTCCGTATGCAAATTGTCATTATCAATTTTTGAGTCCTTTTCCCACATCCCTTGAAGTTTATCAAGGTCGATCATAAAGGATTGTTGTTCAGGTCAGTGAGGTTGTATATAGTATACTTGAAAGTTGCCTCTGCTGTAAAGTAATCGATATCTGTGTCAGTAGCATCAAACGTAATGGTTGATAAAGAAACTGGAAATAAATCTTTAAAATTTACGTTAAACCTTGCTACTAGATTACTGCTTAAAATTTGTAGGGTTCCATCTGAATAGATGTTGTCTCCCTCAGTTTTAACTGATGCAATTGGCTCGTTGTCTAGTCTATTAAATTCTTGTAGGGTTTCTGGATATCCAAGACCACGTATCCAGTTCTGAATTTCCATATAATTCATCAAATCTTCATCAACCAAAAATCTGATTGTCAGATCTCCAAATTGAACTTTATCACCGGGAACATCAATGTCCTTCAGATATGTTGGTTGAACTGCAGTTCCAAGATCTAAGGATGGAATGTTAGCTTGGTTGCAGAAGAATGCGACTGCAGGACTTCTTTTCAGGGAAAACTTAAACCCTGTTGGTGCAAGAAAATTTCTATTGTCTAAGGGAGTTCCTCGTGACCTTTCTTGGGCAGTCTTTCTAGTCGCCATTACTAATAAAGTTTTTTACTATTTATCTCCATAATAAAAAAAGACCCCCCGAAGGAGGTCTTGAAGGTTGTGATAACCGATCACATGAGGTTCTTGACTGCAACTCTTCTGTAGTAGCGGTTGCTGTTGACTCTGAGGCGACCTGCGCCAACGGTGGTTCCTTCTGCAAATGGGTTCGCGACCATGCCGTAGCGGGTCTTGAAGCCGATTTTTGGTTGGAAGGTGTTCTCGCCAACTGCACGAACCATCTGAAGGGGAACGTATGGGCAATAGAACAGACCAGCGTCATAAGGTGAAGTACCCTTATAACCAACAACGTAGTACTGGTTACCACCCGAAGCGTTAGCAGAGGTGAGGTTTGCAGAATAAGGATCGATGTATACACGATACTTACCTTGCAGAACACCAGCGAAGGTGTTACCAGTGTCATCAACGTTGAGGTTAGCGTTGAGTGCTGGGGTGTAATCAAGTACACCAGCCATGGTCAGGGCGGAAGCAACGTCTGCGGAGCAGAGGATCATGTTGCCCTTTCCTCTACGAGTTCTTTGTGCGATAGCGTTAGCATCGCGCTCGATTTGGAACAGAAGACCCTTGAACTTCTCAACACTCCAACGTCCGTTAGAGTCGATGTCGAGGTCGAATACACCAGCGGTAGCGGTGTTAGAAACGGCACCTTGCTCAGCAACCTTATAGATGGTTCTGATGACTTCGCGGTTGATCTCAGCCAGGATCTCAGAAGAGAGGATGTTGGCGAGTTCCGCTTCAGCATTCAGACCGTGGATTGCCTTGAGGTCTTGTGCCAGTTCCAGAGAGTATTCTGCTTTCAGTGCTCTGGACTTAGCGGTGACGGTGACCTTCTCGATCGAGAATGCCATTTCGTTGAAGTTGTCACCAGAGGTGCCAAGATCTTCAGCGTCGTCAGTACGCATGCCCTGACCAACGTCGTAACCGGTTGAAGATGCGGTTGCAACAGGGTTCAGTGCAGCAGGGTTGCTACCAGACTGTGAGGTAGTACCCAAACCAGCGGCAACGTCCGTCATGCCGTTGGTGAGGTCAAATCCTTCGTTCTGACCTGCGAATGCGGTATCTGCTTCGTTGAACAGTGCCTCTGTACCACTCTGAGAGGAGTACTTGGAGCGCATTGCAAAGATCAGTCCGGTAGGACCAGACATTGGTTGAACGCCAGCGAGGTCATATGCGACCAGGTTAGGCATTGAGCGGCGGATCAGGGAGATCAGTACAGGGTCGAAACCTGCAACTGTCTGACCACCGGAGGAAGTGTAGCCACCGTTACCAACAGCGTTGGTAGGTTGCTCACTCAGCATACCGCCTTCGTTGAAAGCGTTCTGCTCTTGGATAAATTTTTCTTGGTTTTCCAGCAGGACTGCGGTTACAGCTCTACGATGGGAGTCTTTAATTTGCTCGCATCCCTCAGCATTGAGGAGAGGTGCCCACTTTTCCTGCAGATGCTCTGATTGGAACATTTGCTTTGTACCTTTAAAAGTTTGCGTTTGAGTTTAATATATTCAGTTTGCTAAGGTCGAACCCAGCATTTTCAGGTATGCAGCCATCTGACCTGAGTGTTGCTCACCAGGTGCTGCGTTGTCTACACCCTCAGAAAGGGTTTCGGTTTTAGCTGCTGCAGACTCTTTCTTAGAATTGAAATACGATTCCTTAAGAGTATTCAGCTTTTCACGATATGCTTCCTCACTTTCAAACTCTACACTTTCGGCAAGTGAAGCGAGCTTCTCTTTTTGGGTCTGTGCAAGACCTTCAGAGACTTGATCCAGAACCCCATCAGCAACCGACTCGGAAAGACGCTTGTTGAGGGAAATATTTTTCTCGATTTGCTCGTTGAGTTTTGTCTCCATGTCATCAAGTTTTTCTACCATGCTCTCAAGCACATCATATTTCTCTTCAGGGATTTGTACATAATGTTCTTCAAAAAGACCCTTCATTCCTTGGAGGAACGATTCGGTCATTTCAGTCTTGAGTGCATGTTCAATAACAAGTGCGTTCTCGGTGAACCACTCGTCAGAAACATACTCAAGATAAGAATCAACTCGCTCTGCGAGTGCTTCTTTTGCTTCAGCAACTCCTTCTTCCAGTTTCTCAGCGTACTGAGCTTCAAGAACTTCGGTTGCTTCAGCGATCTTGGACTTAAGTGCGGCCTCGAAAATAGTTCTAGCCTTCTCTTTGAATTCTTCAGAGAGATCTTCACCGCCAAGAAGTGCATTGACATCTTCTTCGATATCAATTTCGGTGAGTTGAGGTGCCTCGGCATAAGTTGCCTCGTCTTCCTCTACTACTTCTTCTTCTGTTGCTTCTTCTTCGGATACTACCTCATCGACGACCTCTTGATCCTCTTCGATAGTCTCCTCTGTATCCAGGTCTTCGTCCTCCTTCATGCCCTTCATGGCTTCAGCAGGCTTTGCACCTTTGGTGACGACATCCTTGACTCCCTTGAGGGAACCGCTAGGAGTCTTCAGCTTTGCTGAGTCGTCATCTGGTTTGTAATTCTCAGGAGAAGGACCCCCGAGATCTTCGTAAGAACCCGCGATGGATGTGTCCATCCCTTCTGCTGGTTTCGCTCCGGCATTGACAGCAGTTTTGGATTGCTTTGTGCCTACTTCCATTTCTTGTAAATCTCCACGAGACATTTGAACGCTCCGATTATCCTGGATAAAATCTATATTTATTTATAAATTATAATATTTAATGTATCAAATCAGATACTTTTAAGAAAGTCATTAAACAGATTCAGTTTCTGTTCATCTAATCTTCTTTGAACCGTGAGTCTTTCAACAGAATTTTTAATTTCTTCTGCTTTCTTTTCACGAAGGAGAGTTCCTTCCCAAACCCACTCTTTACCTTCCATGATACCCTCAACAAATGCATCGGGAGCAGAAGGATCGGCAACAATATCAGCAGCAGTTGCTAACATAAAATCATCACCAACGATGTTAACACCCTCACGAGTTGGTTTTAAAGAACCAATACCGCGAGAAGAAACGCCGAGTTTTACGCCTTCATCAATAAGTGAAGATGCAATATTACCCATTGGGGTATTAAGAATTTTCGCTTTGCCAATAAAATTAGAACCACTCTCTTTCAGAGATACGATTTTATGTGAAACTCTGTCGAGATTAACGGTAGGACCGTCAGGGTGACCGAGTTCGCCAAGTGCTCTTCCCGATACAATATTGCTCTCATTGTAACGAGAAACTTCTTTGCGAAGAGTCTCCATGGGATACATACGACCATTACGGTTCTTAATGTTACCCTGAAGGAAAACTCCCTCAATGTACATAGATTTCTTGCCAGACTTCGCAGTCTCTACAAGAAATTTAACTGATTCGATCTCTTCTCTAATAAGTTTCATCAGGATGGTCCTCCAGCAGATTGAATTTGTTGATAATGAAGTGTTCCAGTACCATCACCATAAGCAGCGACCATAAAGGATCCTCTCAATTCTGCGTAAGATGTGGATAAAAGTTCTGCAGGGTTTCCTGCAGATGAATCATGATCAACTACGATTCTTGTACCGTGATATCCATCTCTACCGGCGGTATTATTAACCGTTTTTACGATTTTGTGAGTAAAATCATAATCAGATTGTCCAGTTACAGTAAGAGTAACAGCATCACCAACTCCAAATGGAGCTCCAGTTCCTTCGGCAAAATCAATAGTTGTTGTAGCTCCGGTGGTAATACCAGTAACTCTATTTGATTGAGGTTTTCCAAGAGAAATAACCTCAGATTCGCCAGAGTGAACAAAATAATTTGTAACTGCAGCAGTTGGAAGAGTACCAATTGCAATGTGTGCCCCGGCACCTTTTGCCACAACCCTCAAATACTCGGATTGATGTGCAGTCTTATCAACGCCTCTTCTATTAGCTCCACTGGCAATAGGTAAGGCAGAATTAATTCCTACTGGGTTATGCGACATTATCCTTAACTAAAAAGTTCATTTAAAAGTTATTTATAATCACTCTTCGTCAGGAGTGATTTCTTCTTCATCATTGCCATTAAACAATGAAGATGCTACCGAAGAACGATAACCATCGATTTTTTCTGCAGATTTAGCAAAGAGAAGTTCTTTGATCTTGTCACTGACTTGAGAGGGTGACTCATCAGTTTGGATCATATCTAAAAGGTCATCCATTTAAGTGTATTATATACGACTAATGAGTATTTATATCTCACCACCTTTGGGCATCTCTGGTGCTTCTGTTGCAGATCCATCTGCTTCAGGTTCCATCTGTGGTTTTCCTAAATCCATATCCGCTGCAGTCTCTGGTGCAAAAGGCATTCCTGTTGCAGGATCGATAGTTGCAGGGTCAGGAATTGTACCATCTTTAATTTCTTTTTTGATCAACTTATCCTGCTCAAGGATTTCCATATCAGTTTGACGCAGGATCTTACGTCTAACATAATCCTGAGAGTAATACTTTCCAACATAAGGTTCTGCAGTTTGACAGAGAGTTAGTCTCTCATTCATCAATTCTGCTTCCTTCAGTTCTGAGAAATGATTATCATAAAGGAAATCATACTGAATATGCTCAGACATGATCTCCCAATCTTCAGGAGTAATTACATTCTTCAGGAGTAATTGGGTCTTCAGCATGTCATTAAACATGTTGGAGAATCTCTTTCTCAAACGACCAACAAACTTGGTGAACTTGAGTTCGTCTCTCAGGATCTCAGAAGATCTCCCCAAGTTAAACCCACCTTCGCCATCCATTCGTGATGG